TTTTAAAATTTGGTTCCATATGGCATAGATATAAAAAGTTCATTAATGATGGCGTTGATATTTTAGACAATTCTTGGAAAGATTTTGACTATAGTTTAAATTTTGACCCAGTAACAACCGCTAATACAAGAAATTACGCTTTAATTATCGACGGCGCCCCTATAGATATTGTATTACAAAAAGATACCACAATTGGAGTTGAATTATCAACATTAATTAATACAGGGTTTTATCCTAAACTAATTAACGACTTCAACGTCTTTTATCAAGGGTATCAAATATTCCAAGGATATACTGATTCAGAAGTACAATCAGGAATAACATCAGGTACTTCTGTTTACTATTTAGATAGTTCACTAATAAATGAAGCGGAAGGGGTCGACCCTTCCAATGTTAATAGAGATATTAGAGTAATTCCATGGTCAGTTACTGTTGATGAAGTAAATAAGAAATTTACCTATATAATGCCATCTCATGGTGCTGATATTAATCAAACAAAGAATGAATGTTTTAAAGATGGTAAATTAAAAATTGAAGTTAATTCTAATACTTCCATGTATAATGGTTCTGTCAGATTATTTTGGGCGGCACCTCAATACGGATACTTTGATAATACTAAATTATCAAAACCATCACCGTTTGATTATATGAAACAAGTATTTTCAGGGACTTCCCTACAAGAAAATTTCTCAATAAATGGAAATCCATCGAATTATTCTAAATTTAGTGAAATGTTATCAGTCTTCCAAAAAGAAGTACTTGACGGGTTTGAAACTGAATTTTTAAAATTCTCTAGGTCAATTTATGATTATAGTGATTTCCCTGCTGGTGAAGATGAAACAATCAAATCGTACAAGAATTTTCAAATGATTTTTAGGTCAATGATGCAAGTCCCAGTTTACACAGGTGATACAGGTGAGGTAATTGTAGACCAAATACAAAATAAACAAACTGAAACAATAACTAATTTAATAAAAGGATTTTTAAACTATGATGTTGTATTCAAGTACGGAAATCCTTCAGGATATGATAGAAAATTATTTTTAACTTTTTCTTCATTACCGTTAACTGACCCATATACTTGGGAAAGTTATAAAGCGGTAACACCTAATGCACTACCAACTAACGGTGGGGGTGTTACATTAGTAACATCACAAGCTAATTTTCCACAAGCGTGGGACGCCCTATATTTAAATGTAGGTTTTTCAGAAATACCTGAATTAGAATATAAAAATAACGGTTCATACCTTACTGATTTCTTTGTTGATTTGGATGTTGCATTTACCCCTGAAAATGTTAAATTATTTTCACAAATTATTAAAATTTATGCGACGCAAAAACTAAATCAGTTTCAACCCGAACCTATACCACCTGCTCAACCGCCTGTAAATACACCACCACAAGTTTTGGCGGTGGCAACTTTAAAAAGTGGAGACACCATTTCCGTATTAAGTGCACCAATGTATAAAAGATATACTTTATTAAGAAATAGTGCTGGTGTCGTTTTATTTGAAGGATTGGAAAAGGCAATCAACAAACCACCGACACAATTTAATCAAGAGTTAATTGACGAAACAATTATAATATTTTACGGGTCATTATCAACAAACCCAAATGATAAACAATATATTACTCAATTAGAGAATCCCGCACCACCACAATATCCACAAATACCTAATCCACAATCTAAAGAAGGATTAACGGCATTTTATGATGTAATTACAAATTATTTATTAGGTGTTGAATCTTTTCAAAATAAAATCATTGATAGTTTAATGATTAAATTACAAAAGGCGTTACCAAACGTTAATAACACACCAGAAGCGGTTATTGAATCTGTATTAGACGGAATACAATCCAAAGTAGAATATTGGGAAACTTTTAAATCATTAAACGACAAATGGATTTCAGGTAACGATTTTAAAAATAGGACACTATTTGAAGATGTATTATTGTTAGACCGAGCTAGTAGAAATATTGGAGATAAGATTTTAGTTGATATTTTTAAATTAAAAAATAGACTGATAAATATCCCAACAACAATGTCCATGTTAACTTTTGTACAAAGTATATTAGTTGAAAATAATTTTGTTGTTATGAACATACCATCTTATGTTAATTTTTACAATGTACAAGACGCGGTTAAAAATCCAAAACCAAAACCTGAAGGAACTCTTGAATTTGCTAATACTTTATTTGGTACATTTTTAAATGTTGATTATAGAGATAGTTCTTCTAAAATGGTTTGTTTTTATGGTGGTAAATCTAGTGAACAATTAGACATAAAAAATAATGTAGATTTCAGATATCGAAATGACTCGTTTGATTTAAGAAGGTCTAGCGACAACCCTTTAATTGAAAATCAGATTGATAAAAATGATTGGGATAAATCAAATAAAGTTGTTGGTTTTAATATTGACATTGGACCACAAAACCAAGGAGTCTTCAAATCGTTTTCAGTTACTCAAAACGCAGGTCAAGCAACTGCGGAATCTTTACAGGTAACTAATGAAATGGCGAATCAAGGTGGAGGTAGAGGAGGAACTACTCAAAATGTATCTCTTTATAACTTATATAAAAACAGAAGTTATGAGTGTAGTGTAAGTATGTTAGGAAACGCTTTAATACAACCTACAATGTATTTTAATTTAAGATATGTACCGATGTTTAATGGTCCTTATATGATTACTCAGGTTAATCATACAATAACCACATCAGATTTTGAAACTACATTTACAGGTATCAGACAACCAACCGCAGCATTACCTAAAATTGACCAATATTTACAATCGCTTAGAAATAATTTATTACAGGGGGTAATTGATAAAAACAAACAAGCTAAAAAAACAGATACTAAAGATTCTAAAGGGAATGTTATTTCTGAAAAAGATAAGACAGTTTCTAACGCTAGTGGAGGAAAAGAACCTACACAAGCTCAGAGTTGTACTACCGCGGGAGATTATAGTACTTATTCGCCTATAACTCCTGCTGAAAAACAAATTTCTTTGAAGGATGGTAAAACCAATATAATGAATGCCATGACTGAATTAAATGTTGTTGACGATAATAAATTAAAATATGTCATTTACGCGGCAATGTACTTAGAATCAGGAAACTCAACAGGATTTAAATCTTATGAAAGTAATTATACTGGTGTTGAATTAACGGCTAAATGGGGTGGCGATTTAAAAACATATTTCGATAACAAAAATTACTTTTGTTTAAAATCTGATAATGGTTTAACCTTACCATATGCGGTATTTGAAACAAGTTCTAAAAATATCCAAATGATGGTGTCAAGATGGAAAGACCGAATGGTGACCGTTCCTGATAATAGTGCGAAATCAATCACCAAATTTTGGATTTTAAATAATGGAGCGGAAATAAAAGACGAAAACGTCTATACTACTATGGACCCAACACAATTAAGTAATATTGAAAGCAAAGTCCAAACGTCAATTGGATTGTTTGATAAACTAATTTAAAAATTGGTGATATTTATAAATAAAAATACTTATGAACACTAAAACGTTATTAGAGAGTTATTTGGGTAAAAGTACCAAAACTACAGAAAAGGATATGGGAGATGGAACAAAACAAGTTTGTGATTTAGAAACTGGTGATTGTTATACTGTTAGAATGAAAGATGGTTTAATTGAAAGATTCGACAATACCATGAATACTAATAAAAAAATCCAAGTTGAAACCAAAACAGGTATTAAACAATTATTAAACGGTTAATAAAAATGAGCAGAGTTGATTTAAAAATACTGAACGAAATTTCTAGACATCGAGAAATTAATAAATATATTAATGAACAAGATGTACCACCACCTCCACCACCTGTAGACCCTGCAGCGGGAGGGGCATTGCCTCCACCACCTGTAGACCCTGCAGCGGGAGGAGCGTTACCACCACCCCCAGGAGCGGGAGCACCACCTCCACCACCTGCACCACCTGCACCACCTGTGGATGTTGCAAAAGACCCCGATGTTGAAAAAATTGACGACAAAGGTGAAGGTAAAAAAGGTAAAGAAGTTGAAGTAACTGATTTAGTTAAATCACAACAAAATGTTGAGAAAAAACAAGAAGAATATTTCGATAACTTATTTAAACATTTAACAGATTTAGAATCTAAACTTGCTGATATGGATAATATCATGAATAAGTTAAATGACCTTGAAACTAAAATTGAAAAAATTAGACCTAAAACTCCTGAAGAAAAACTTGAATTAAGAAGTTTAGACTCTGGTCCATACAATCAAAAATTAAGTGATTTTTTTGAAGATAAAATGGAAGACATGGAAAAATCAGGAAAAAATGAATATGTTTTAACTCAAGACGATGTTGAAAGTTATTCACCTGGTGATATTAAAAATAGTTTTAGAGACTTTGGTTCTAACGTACCTGAACCCGATGCTTTTAAACAAGTAAGATAATTTTAAGGTCGAGTCAAATCGACCTTAAAATTTATTTGACAAAACAACGGCTGACACTTATAATTGTATAAACACTTAAATTAATATATATGGCGACAAACAGTTTAGACGCGGTACTTGCACAGTACGAAAAATCACAACAAGGTAGTCAATCCTCTACCTCAAAAATGTCTCAGGACGAAAGGATGAAAAAATACTTCGCGGCAATCTTGAAGGATAATGAAAAACAAGGACAAAAAAGATTGCGTATTCTACCAACAAATGACGGGTCCTCACCGTTTAAAGAAGTATGGTTCCACGAGATTCAAGTGGATGGAAAATGGCAAAAATTTTATGACCCAGGAAAAAATGACAATGAACGTTCACCATTAACTGAGGTTCACGAGGAATTAATGGCGACAGGTAAGGAAAGCGACAAGAAATTAGCGGCTACTTACAAACCACGTAAATTTTACATCGTTAAAGTTGTTGACCGTGACAATGAACAAGATGGTGTTAAGTTTTGGAGATTTAAACACAATTACAAGAATGAGGGGATTCTTGATAAAATCATCCCTATTTGGAGAGCTAAAGGTGATATCACCGATTCAGAAAAAGGTCGTGATATTATCCTTGAATTAACGAAAGCAAAAACACCAACAGGTTCAGTTTATACGGTTATTCAAACTGTAATGTATGATGACCCTACACCAATTCATGAAGATAAAGAAACTATGGATTCTTGGGTTAACGATGAACTAACTTGGGAGGATGTATATTCTAAAAAACCTGTAGAATACCTTGAAGCTATCGCAAGAGGCGAAACGCCAAAATGGGATAGTGAAAAAGGTGGATACGTATATGGAGATTCTTCAGAATCTGAAATGAGTATTGGTGGAGAAACTAAAACTGAATCAGTTAAAGTTGACCCACAAGAAAACGACGAAATCGACGAAGAATTACCATTCTAATTCATTGAACTTGGACACTATGTCTAACCATGTGTCCAAGTTTTTATTTTTTAATTAATTTTTAACAAACAAAATATGGCAATAAAGAAAACTGACTTTAGTTCACTAAAGAAAAAATTCTCTACGTCTGCAAAATACAAACCACAACGATTTTTTGATTTGGGACCTGAATTTTTGGATGCTGTAGGTTTACCA